GGCATCTCGAGAGGGGCTTCTCACCCCAGGGATCTACCTAACCGAAGAGGTTTAGGTAGACAGCGGTATTCCACCGCTGCCAGTTGAACCATCCCGCAAGGGGATGGGTCGTCGGCAGAGCGTCCCATGAGGGGGCGATGCCTAGCTTCCGCTTATAACGAACGGGATCATGCCTGACCCCGATCGAATAAGCGTTAACCGAACGTTGCAAAAAGCTTACCCATAACCCGTAAGGGTTATAGATTCGCGGCTTATGACGTTTTGGAACCCAGATGCTGCGCTCCAAAATCCGTATCTTCTTACCTTCCGCAACAAAGCGAGAGTACAAAGTACTCTGCGTGTGGCGGTCGATAGGAAGACGGACCATGGAGAATGGCACCTTGATCCCAGCGTCATCATTCTCCCAACGTGGGACCGGAACGAATTTTACTCTTTCGAGTAAGACCCGCACGGTCTTAGGAAGGGCGATCCCTGTTTTTGTTGAAAACAGGTTAAGCTGGTTAATCGCAACGTACAAGTCTTGAGGGGTGTCTAGCCTTTTAAGGTAAACACCTCGAATGTCCCGACCACGAAAGTAGTCGGCACCACAAGACTCGCGAAACGGACCTTTAACAAAGGTCTTATCCTTGTTTATGGTAAACCCTAAGATGTCCAGCAAACGAAAAACGTCGTCTACGATTACTCGTGGAACGACGATATCGTCGCCGAACACCCCAAAGTTACCCCATTCGCGTCCTCGCGGAAACAGGGGTCTAATGACTTCCTGATTCAACTTGAACGCGGCAAGGACAACTGCCGAGAAGAGCATGGTCTGCAAGGGGAATGTAAAACCGTTCCCCATTGTAGAAATCATGTCCAACTCGAAATGGCCTAACCCGGGAATCATGGTATAGCGGCTTCGTAAAGTCCCCAAGAGGTTATAGAAGTCCTCAGGGAGCACCGCGCGAAGCATATTACATGACAGGCTATCCGACGCTGACTCAAGGTCAATCGTGACCAACGAATCAAAGACGGACCCTTGTCGGGCCAACTCACGATTCTTGAACGGCTGAGATGTGAAGGAAATCCCCCACATCTCTTCTATTCGCCGATCAAGTATTGCACCAAGACCGAGCTGAAAAAACATATTCAGCGAAGGCTCGATGCAAATTGTACGTGAGATTTCGTCGTTTTTCGGCACAAAGCTAAGACGACTACCTCTAACTATGTCGACGGAACCGAACTTAGCACGGCGGATTAACTCCGCATTGTGCCAAGAATCGTCCGTACGGATATAGTCCCTGTACGACATGTACAGGTAGCGATTGGTTGAGGTTAATCTGGAAGCGAACATCTTTGTATAGAAGTCGCCGCCGAGACTACCAACGGCTGCGCCGGGTCCACACCTAGCATAATGTAGGATGTCGGACTCGTGCGAAACCAGAGGCAACCCTTCGGGGTTCCAAAAGTTGTAAATGGCGCGTCTTACTTCGCCAAACAGCTCTTGGTCCCTTACTGAGTTGAGCTCAAGCTTCCAGTTCTTACATCTATAATTGACTGTAAGGAACTTCAGAAGTGCCTTACTATCGTGTCTGTGAGAATTAGCCACTTTGAGCTTTCTCAAAATGGATTTCTTCAGACTGTAGCAGGCGGCCTCTTTGAAAGTCATCTCGTCATAACCCATCGCATCGCTCGAGTTTTCACTCGAACAACTTGGTGGTGCATAACAAGAGAGATCGCTAGAAAGGCCTGAGTAAAGAGCATCAGAGAGAGTTCCCATGACGTTCACCTCAGTTCCAAGTTTGTAAGGGGTCGAAGCTCTTTAAGGAGCTATTAAAAGTGCACGGCCAGCCGCACTCAGAAACGAAGCAAAAGGCTCCGTAACCAAGTAGGCCACCGTGCACAAAACGACACCCAGAATGACAAAACGCTTCCTGACTTTCATGTCAGGTCACGCCAGTCACAAGGGAATCGCCGAGTCCCGCCGACTGTTGGTTTAAAACACCAACCATCGCGGACACGGCTGCGCGAATATTCGCCGGATCATACGCATCCGCACCGGCCGGAACGTTGATTTCACAACGGACCAGCATGATGCGGGGCGCCTGATTGGCTGCAATATTCACACCCTTACGCACGAGGAACGTGTAGGTGTTCATCGGGACGTTCGGATACTGTCCCGTGACAGGGTTTGGGCTCGGAAGCACTTTTGGTACTTTCGGCTTATTCAGAGTCACGGTAAACGGATCCGAGATCGAATGTGTCCGGACACCAGTTTGCGTACCTCCAAGAGAGGTAAAAGCATACTGTTCGCCGTTCACATCCGGAGCTTTATCATCAACACCTGAATAGGTAGGAGTTGTAAAGCCCGTCTGGGCTCCCCCTGTTACGGGAGAAGAGATTGTCCACATTGAGGTAAACCTCGATAAGTGAGCTACACGAGACACATGTCTCGTGATAGAAGGCCTATCAATGACGATAGGGTAGCAATGCTCTATGTTGAGCACCCAAGGAGGCTAGATTTAGCCACCTTAAGCTACTAAACTCAGGATGAGTGAATTCAATAGCCGGAATCATAGCACCCTCTTCGGGTGTTCTGACCACGGTGCGACACGAAGCACTGAAGGAAGCAGGACTGAAATTGTCTTGAAGCACCTTCTCAAAAGCGTTTGGTTGTTTAGTCCTACGATAGTCTCCGCAAGTCTTTTCGACTCGGCGGGTTGACAAGGTCGTAGTATTCCACCACCATAGCAATGAGTTGCGGTGCGACCAGGCAGATAACAGATCACCAATGTTGGTGAAGTAATCCACTAGGAAGGAGTATGGTATCAAGTTCCAGACAGTAGGGACGAAATCCTCAAGGGAAAGCCCTAAGGACTTACGGTTAGCGATCGCAGGGTTCGTGGCGTATGTACGCACACAAGCTCGAACGATCACATCCGATTCGTCAACTTGCCGTCTGTGAACCGTATACCGGTAGGTAGCCCTGCTAACGACATTCGAAGAGGTCTGGGGATTGCCGAGCTCACGTCCGTAACACCTAACATACGCCCAATTGGCGTTGAAGGGACTACGGGTCGCGTTCTCAGCAAGAGCCTTAGTACCGTCTAAGACATCGTTAACGAGTTGCCTCCAGCCAAAAGCATACTCCAGCCATAGATTGCCAGCAAGGCTAATGAGCGAGTCAGAGCTCCTTACCTGGCCTCTCAGTCTTCTGAGATGCAAAAGGTAGTTGCTTAGACCCGATCGAAGAGCCATGGCGGGATTACGGATCATACGAAGCGTTTGACCAAGTTCCCCGAGGAAAACTCCAGTCAGAAGTGACTGTTGTAACCTTAGGGCCTTGTTATGCGCACACATGATCGCCTGATTCCTAGCTCCAGAGGTGCTCAGGGTCGCGAAGGATGGAAAGCCTTCTTGAACCGGAGAAAAAACACCGGCCTCCTCATTACACGTATACAAACCACCGAACCTACTGTCGAAGAATACGTTCACGATATGTCCGTAAGACGTATCCATCTTAAAGCGTGTTCCAGATAGTATAGAGGTTGCATCGCTGCCAGAACGAATCCGCTCCCGATAACTCGGAACAGGCCCTGAGTGAGTGCGACTATTTGTCGTTTGACGATAATTAGTCGACATAATCACGTTAGGGATAGGTCCAGGTCCGGAATACGAAAGAGTTCCAACAGGTAGCGCTCTCCTAACTAGTTCTGTGGTTGTAGGCATAATGAAGACCTTTCTGAAGGGCGGGTTATACCGCCAGACTAGATGAGAGGAATCTCATATAGTCCCAAGAGACAGACCCATCCTAACCCTGTTTGAGAGGATTAGTTGAAAGCCTGATAGCTTTTAACTATCTGACCATACAAGTATGGATCCAATATTTTGATTACACCTAACAAAGGTGCAATCGGATATTAGACGGCCCCGAAAGGGG